ACCTCTCCAACATAATATATATCATCAAAATATGGGGACTCAGTGTAAGAGTAAACTAAGTTTGCAGGATCAACATAATCTATAACAACACCTTCAGATGTGTTGAACGAAGTTTTAACAGCACCTATACCTAAAACTGTTAAATCATAATAAAATTGCTTTTTAATAAGTTCGTACTTATTACCTTCAAACAAGGTGTTTATAGCTTGTTCTTCAGCTATTTCAACAGATTGTTTGTAAGTTAATTGCATGTGAAGCTCTAGCTCTTCAATAGTTTCTGGTAATTTTTCAATATCATTTTCAGCAGTTGATATACCAAAGTTTTCTTTTGCAAAAGCGTCTAACTCTTTAGTACGCATGTCAGCCAATATAGACTCCATGTAATCTGTACGTTTAGCTACTCCATATGGATCTTGAGAATAAGCTTTTACATCGTAAGTTCTTTCAGCAATACCGTTAACAACTATATCTACAAACTTTGGNNGACAAATCACCATTTATAGATAACTCATCCTTATATTTTTGTATTGATTGCTCGCCTCTAGCGTACAACCTTAAACTATGAAAATCATTTTGATTAGTTCTATATCTATTAGAACCTCTGTCGTTATTAAACCACTCTTGCTCTATTGCTTTACCTACTTTCAAACCATAGTCATAGCTTAACTTTTCAGCGTCGCTAACTGTTTGACTCGGGAAATAACTTCTAATGCCAGACTCTGCCATATTTATTATTTGATTATTTGTGAATTTGTTCCAGTATTACTATACTTGGAAATGTTTATGTTTAATGGTTGTTTTTCAACCTTTGCATTTGGTGCGTATAAATGTCTATTGTTAGCCATTATAGCTAAACCAGAACTTATTGACGCATCAAACTTTGTTCGTTTATTTATATCAAACCTACTCCAGTCGTTTAAAAGATCATTAAAATATAAATCTCCAAACGTTCCATCTTGCTTCATGCCTACGTGATCTTGTATATACATTTCGATTGCAGCGGCATGTGCTTGTTTTATATCTTCGCTAGAGTTAGGTATACCACCTACTTCTTTTTCTGCAACAGATAATTTATTCCATACTTTATCAGGTCTATTCATACTAAACCCTCTATACCCTCTTCGTCTCAGATAATACAGGAGACGAGGTTTATTGTTCTCTGCGAGTATAGGCATCCCGTAAAATACTAAAGCCATTAGAACGTCCTCAAAAAAGATCTCGGCTGTTGGTGGTCTTGATAAGTATTCTAAAAAGAAACTGTTTGCTGGAGCGTCTTCCATGCTAAACCTGGTTAAGCCGTGTAATGCTCCTTTTGATCCTTCTCCATCTACAGTTCCTGATATATCATAAGAGTCACAACCAAAAGCTCCCATATGTTCGTTGCCTGGATACTTAATACCATTTTTAAGTATTACTCTGTTTTGTATCTGTGATGGTGGTACCCAGCTTACTTTAAACCTACCTTTTGGATCTGGATAAAATATTACTTGTGAATCTTTTATACCGTTAACCCATTGAAAATTACCTTTAGTTATACCTAGTGTTCTAGACATTTCCTCGTTGTAATCTATCTGCTCGTATAATTTAACTAAGTTAAATATACTATTCTTAGTCTCATCTCTAAACGCGTGTTCTGTAGTTCTTGGAAACTGGCGGTAGAATTCATTTAAAGCATCTTGATCATCTTTTAAACCATCTACTTCGTTTTGCCAGTTATCTATTACACCTACGTCTATTAATTCACCGTCTGGAGCGAACACGTCGATATCAGGAGTAGTGAAAACTGGAATTCCGTACTCGTCAATAAATCCTTCGTAGTTCCATTCCATTGGGATAAACAAAGAGTATAAACCAGATTTTGTTTGACCATTTCTATTTCTTCTAGTGACATCTGATGCATTGTATAATTTTTTAAAGTTATCGCCTCCTTTATCTAAAGCGTTTGATGTTGAACCCATCATACACTTACCTATAATTCTACTACCTAATCTTAAACATGTTTTTGTAACACGCCAGTTATTTAATATATTATCAGGCCTTTCCCACTTACCACTTTCATCATGTACTAATAACGCTAGCTTTTCACCGTCATAGCTATTGTCACCTGTGTTTTTCCAATCTATTGTTGTATCTAATCCTTGTATGTCTTCCAGCTTTTCATTAGCTGTTATTTTCTTTCTTGTAAACTTACTAGCAGGCACTCTATATGCTAACTCTGTTTTTGGTCTATCCATACCATCTTGAACTGGTTTGAAGAAAAATGGATAGTTAATTGATATTGGCACTACTTTATCTGTAAACATTTTCTTTGCATCAGCACCTGTTTTAGATAGTATACCATATCTACTATCACTTGCAAGAGTGGCTAAGTTAACTGTTTCTGCAGATGACATGAACGAAAAACCTGATCTTCTGTTCTTTAGGTAACACATACCATAACATCTTTTATCTGCTTTACAAGCTTCCCAAAATATAAAGAACAATCTATTTGCCTCTCTAAAATCTGGTGCGCCTACATCTATCTTGCTCCATTGCAAGTACATATAGTGAGTTCCTGGTATCCACGTTGGTTTTCCATTGTTATTAAACCAGAAACCTTCTTCCCTACGTTTAAACTCTTCGTCTATATAATCGTGCCATTGTTCTTTTTGATCATCAGGATATGCTCTCCAGTCAAATATATTCTTTAAACGCTCAAGTTCTTTAGGTTGTTCAAACCTAATCCACTTGTTTTTATCGTTGCTATACACACTCTTCGGTACTTTCGGTAATGCTATAGCTAGATTCTGTATCTCTATAATCTCACCGATCTGACCACTATGTGATAACACTATAATATCATGGTCTTTATCATAACCGTATTTCCACTTCTTACCTTTGTTAAGTCTACTTATAGTAGTTTTCTTAACTGGCTCGATAGTCTTAACTAAATCTTGCTCGTACATTATTTAGATCTACCTTCTGCAAATCCCTTGAATACTTTTGCTTTAACCTCTTCTTGTGTTTTTCCCTCGAGTAAGTTTTCTTCTTCTTGGATTCTGTTAAGTATTTCAAATGCATCGAATATAGCTAGTTTTTTAGTAGCTGCTGCATTTTTAAGTCTATCTGCTGTTAAGTCGTCATCTGAATCTACAATAGCTTCTTTAGCAACTTTAATCAGCTCTTCAACTGCTTTGTGCCCAGCTTGGATTATACTCTTCTTCGTTTCCTTGATGTTCATATTTAATTGTAATAAAATTAGATAATACTCTGTACAGTCTCTCGCCATCAACGACAAACTCATATTTACTATTTGGCCTAACACCAATTAGATCACCAACCTTAACCGTACCGTCTGAATACTTAACAATACCTTGTAAAGGTTTTTCAGATTCAATATTAAATTGATCCGTAGCTTTTAAAGGTATTACAAAGCAATATCCTTTTGGAGCTTTCCACTTATCTTTTCTTTTGTATAAAAAGATTTGATCTTGTGTTATAAAATAAGTAGATTCATCAAAATAACTTCTACTATTCTTTTCTCTACCCTTAACGTCGTGCCATCTTCTAAACACATTGTGATGTACTAAAACTGTATCACCGGGTTTTATATCTGTTTGTCCTACCATAGGTGTAGATACAACGATAGCTTCTCTATTTACATATTGATGGTTAAACATCTCAGTATTAAGAATAAGCTTTCCACCGTCTACTTCTTTTGCGTTATTGTATCTATCTCCTTTTGGCGTTACAACAAAGTTGTATACGCTTTTCATTAGTATTCTAGATTATATTCTACAGACACAGCCATGTTCTTGTTAAAATCTTTCCAAGGTAACACGTCTTTATTCTTTTTAATGTAGATAGAAAACTTATCTTCTTCTTCTATAATATCACAGATAGTATGACCACCATACACTTCTTGCCCCACGGCATAGTGCATAGCGTCATTCTTATAGTTAGCGCCTATACTAATCTTTCTTATTAGCTTCGACATCGTAATTTATTGTTCCATCTTGGATATTAATATCTACAGTACCATATTCTTTTTCAAGCTCAGTTTGTAATTTGCCTAACTCTTCTTGTAAACCGTTTATCTGATGAAGCAAAGCATGTTTTTGAGTTTCAATTTTACCGATTTCCATTTGAGATCGGTTAATATTGCTAACTGTAGTTTGAACGTTTTTTAATTGCTCGTCAGTAATTGATGTAGGTTTAAGGTCTACCACCTTTTCTTTTGTTGCCATAATTTAATTTAATTTAATTGTTGTTATTTATTGTTAATATCCAAAGTAGAATATTACACCTCCAGTCGTAGATGTTGGAGGTGTAAAACTATCCCATCTACCATGTATTGTTAATCCAGCTGGAAATGAAGTAGCAGCATCAGACTCTGCAGCACCACCACCGTTGCCAGCAACAGCCGCTGTATGACTAAAATAAGCAGCATCAGGATTATCCGTAGAAGCTACCAATGTAGATAATACTGTTGCTTCTAAAAAAGTTATAGCTATTATTTTCTTTCCAGTTGGAGGTGTAACCTCAACAGCCTCATCGCTAAAACCGCTACCAAACTGCCCTAATTGATCTGCTCCTATATTATATCCCATAATTTATTTTTTTACTTTTTCTAATGATCTTCCGCCAAAATAAGCGCCGATCACAGTTATTAATACTAATTGCAAAAGATCTATATAAGAATCTTTTACGTTAAATTTTATTGCACCTGCATCTATAAATATCAATAGCATGGTGCATACTATTAAAAAAATCAATACCATTGGTCTAACGTTTTTACTTAGCCAAGAGTCTGATTTTAAATCTGCTTCCCAACGAGATGTTATATTCTTCTCCATCTCTATCTCGTAGTTAGCAATTAATTCTTTTATTTTTCTTTCTGCCTCTAGTTTTTCTTCACCAGAAGTATGTAAGTTATCTATTACTCCACCAACACCTTTTATAAGTTCTGTTGCTCCACCTGAAAATAGTTTACTTAACATAGTTTATTTTTTTGCAAATTTTTCTACACCACTTATACCGAAGCATCCTAACACTACAAATACAAATGAATCGTATACAAATTCGTTTATTATTAAATCTTTACCTACATAACCAGTTACCAGGTCTGCTATCATAATCACACACATTATTGAAAATGCAATGAAACCTATGATAGATTTCTCGTTCCAGTTATTATTATCTTTAAATATCTCCATTACTACCGTTATTTGCGTCAACTTCCCAAGGAAAACCAGTATCACCAGCCTCTCTCCACTTTCCGTCAACTTTTATCATGTCTAAACCATTAATAGTCTCTCTATCAAATCTTTCTCCATTATATACAATATGATCATCTGCATAAGAAAGCTTACCAACCTTCATGTCTGTAGCATGTCTCATTTCATGGTTTATAACTTGACGATCTTCATAGCTTCCAGGCGCTATATTTTCATTAACATATATAGTTCCATCCATATTAGCCTCACCCATTACACCTTCTTCTAATGGTACTCTAATAACAGGTGTACCAGGTACAGAACCTACATCTCCAGCTTGCTTACCAAAACGCATTTTAGTTTTGATCTCACCGCCTGTAGCATAGTTACCTCTATTTGTTCCTAGTTTAAACCCCATTTATTTTTTACTGTATCTACTACCACAGTCACAATCGTTAACTCTTCTTCCTGTACGGCTTGAAATTTTTGTACCTACTTTCTTACAGCCTTTCCAACACTTAGAGTTTTTTGAGTTAGCACCTTTGAATGTAGCAGGTGAACTTTTAAATTGTGCAAAATCTTCTTTTTGAACACCTGGCTTACCATTGTACATTGGATCTATTTTAGTTACAGGTGAATTTCCAAATCCAGAAAAACCTTTCATTTTATAGCAACTTTTTTTCATTGCTGGGCTTGTATTTTTTTTAAATTTTGGCATTATCTATCTTTATCTTTAATCATATCATCTATAGCTTT